CCTCCTGCAAATAAAAAAGCTGTATGTTCACATAATATGTGATATACTTCTTCCTCACTATAACTTCTTTCTTTTATAGTAAAGCAACCGCAGTTGTGTCCACAACTATCCATAAAACAACCATTTCTATTGTTACCTTTACATTCTCCTATTAGTTCCATATTTTATTAATTTTTAAAATTTTCAATTTCGTGTCTAACTTCTTTCCACCATAATAATTCACTATTATACGGACTATTATCATCACTTGCGTCAGGAATAGCTTTTATTATTTCATCAACTAAAATTAACGCACATTCTATAGCTTCTCCATACTGCATATGGTCTGTAAGGTTAAAATATTTATATACTAACCCTTCTGCTTTTTCTTTTGTTTTCATAATCTTATTTGTTTTTAAATTGGTTTAAATAATCTTCAGCAATAAAAATAGACATTGAAGAATTTTCTTTAAAATCTTCTCTATCTGCTAAAAATTGTATTAATTCTAATTGTTGTTGCTTTTCCATTTCTTTGGATTGTTCAAAATATTTACTTCTCATTTTATCTGCTTCTGATGCTGTTATTTCATCTCTATTTGTAAGCCAAGTTACATATCTATAATTTTCTTCTAATAATTCTACTGCTGTTTGTTTCATAATCTTATTTAACTTTTAATAATTCTGCACGTACTTCTTTAGCCATTTTATATTTTGATTCTATAGCTGTAAAACTACCACCATTTTTTAGATATTCAATAGCTTTATTAAATTCAGGTGTATTTTTATTTAAAAACTTTTTTTCATCAGCTACAGGTTCTTTATCGTGCTTATTAGTTGCATCAGGATCTTGTGTATCATCAATTAATAATAAATTACCTAAAGCGTATTTTTTACCATAAGAAGAAGCAGAACCAAACTTTTGTGGCATTTGCATTCCTTTTTGTTCTAAATCAATACCTACTATAGCTGTTGCAGAAATAGAATCTAAATCATCATTAATTGAAGCTGTAGAACGTAACATTGGAAATTGTAAAAATTGTGTTTCTTCTATTTGTTCTGTAATTGTAAAATTCACTTGGTACTTTTCGTTAAAAGGTTTTAGTGCTTCTAATATATCTTCTGCACTTCTAAAATTGTATTTACCAAAGCTGTTAAACTTTGACTTACTTGCTTTAAATTCTTTTTGAATTAAAGATAATTTTTGGTTTAATGTTAATTCTTTTGTTTCCATTTTTAATTTATTTTATAGTATTTAATTATTTTATCTTCTTCTATTTGTATTTTATATTTTTCAATTATTTCTAATGCTTCTAAATACGTTTCAAATTTACAATAACGTGTTTCTATGCACCAATTATATAAATCTTTGTCAAGGTTATTCCAATCCCAACCAAAACCAAATTTAACTTGTGGTATAAAATAACCATTAGCTTTTTCTATTATTCTATATTTCATTTTAATTGTTTTTTGAGTTGTAAATTTCTTTTTTAACTATTGTTTTGTATTCATCAGGACATTCCAAATCTGCTAATTCAAATATGTAAGTTTCTAATACCTGAATATGACTTTCTAATCTGCAAATTTGTTCCTGCATTGCTTCCATTCTAAATCTGTTGTAGTCTAATAAATCTTTCATCTTAAATAAAGTTACTAATTAATAATTGCATTGTAAATAAACCTGCCCATAATAAAAGAGCCAATCCGAAATTTTTTAATGTTTGTTTCATAATATTTGTTTTTTTGTTTTTAATTATAGGACAAATATATAAATGTATTTTGAATAAAAAACTATGATTTAAAACTTTAACAAAATTTTAACAAATAAAAAACCCTGCACTATTAATACAGGGTCTTAAAACAAAGAAAAACAAGAAACAATCTATAAACTATTAACCTTTTCAGTATAGTATTCTATTAACTCTATTAGATCTATATCGGCAAATTTAACTATTTGTTTTGATTTTATATGCAACTCTTCAGATAAGTTATTACCAAGATATTGACTAAATTTATATTGTTCACCTGAACGTGATATATTGCAGCCGTAACATTGTACTCCTACATTTCTTTCATCCCAACGTGTTGAGTAATGTGAACGTGACATAAAATGACCACATTGCAGCTTTTTATAATGGTCTTTTTTACCACAAGTAACACAAGTAGCTATTTCATTAATAGCATCTTTACGCCTTATGTATTGGCTAAAGATAGTATCTAATTTTGTTACTAATGATTTGCGTGTTGGTTTTTTCATTTGTCAAATGTAAACATATGATATTAACATTCTTGTTAAAAAGTAAATTTAAAATATTGCAATATTGTCAAAAAAAAACTGTAAATTTGCCAAATACTTTTTTAAAATATATATTCAAAAAACAAAAAAAATATAAAAAAAATAAACAAAAAAAGTTTAAAATGTATTACAAAATAAGCAAAGCGGATTTGGTGATACTATGCTTTTTATCTACCTTGACCTTTATAAAGTTTTTTATAGTTCTTTGAAGATTTTAATTTAGAATTTTTACTTTTAGAGTGAATATTAGGTCTACTAATTTTTTTATCTTCTTTTACAAGAACAATCGTTTGCTTCGCCATATTAAATATATAATTATAATTCCTAAAATAAACCACAAATAAATAAAATAATTAGCTTTTTTATCTATTTGCTTTTCTTTAATGTTTTCTTTACTTGAAGTTTTTACTTTACTATCAGTTTTAACGTGTTTTAACGTGTTTTCTGACACTTTTATCTTATTATTATATAAGTTATTAGTTTTAGTTTTTTTATAGCTTAAAACAACGTTTTTATATGTTTTACCTTCTACAATAAATTCCTTACAACTATCTAATGGTTTGATTATAATTTCATCAGAATAAACAAAAGTGTTTACATTAGTTTCTGCAGTAGAATCTTTAACCTTGTTTTCAGTTAAATCTATTTTTGTTTCAACTAAACTATCTTTTTTAATATTTGTAGTTTTAACATCCACTTTGCGTGATGCACAAGAAAATAAAACTGCACTACATATGATATATAATATATATTTCATAACTTATATTTTAGGGTATGTAATTCCGTTTTCTACAATAGTTATTCCTTTGTCTATTCTTTGTTTTAATGTTTTCCAATCAAAACCGAAATCTTTTTGAAAGTGCGGAGCATCTTTAAATTTCTTCCAATCACCTCCCCATTCATAACCTTTAGACTTAAAAAACGCAACTACCATTTGCCAATTTTTATTATTATCCCAACTTGCAGTTTCAAATGTTCCATCGTTGTTTTTATCATACAATAAAACAATATCAAAAGCAAGCCCATAATTATGAATTGACTGCCAAGAATCAGCATTGGTAACTTTAGGTCTTTGTAAAAATAAAGCGTGTTGTTCTTCAGGACTTCTATAAACATAAGAAAAACGCAACCTTACATTTTTAGGCAACATATTATTACATTGTAAATATAAAGAAAGTAATTCTTCTTTAATTTTTGGATGTGATTTATAAATTCTATCTATAGTTAAATTATCCTGCATTATTATTTTTGTTTTTTTCCATTAAATACCATCTTCTTGCGGTGTAACCTGTAGCTATAACAAAAGCTATTACTTTCATAACAACATCCACATTAGCAAATGTAAACATAAAATATCCACCTGTTATAACCGATTGTCTTAAGTCTAAAATATATTGTTTCATTTTCTTAATCGTTCAACTATGCTTGTAACTCCTTCAATACCTATATAAGCTGTAGCAATAACAACCCAATCAGAAGAAGTTAACGTTTGGTTAAACAATCCAATACAAGCAATTACAAAAACAGATAGCTTTCTACTAATTAACTTGTTTAATATAACATCAAATTGTTGGCGTGACATAATCTAATATTTTAATCGGTTCACATCCTGCAAAATTATGTACAGGATTGTTTGGGAATATTTCGCTTTCAAATTTATATTCTACATCAGACATTACATCAAAAGAATATCCATCAGCATAAACAGGTGCAGTTACTTCATTAAAATCTGCATCGTAAACACCATTTGTTTTTATTACTTTACCAATTTCTACAATAGCTTGTATTCCTTTTCCGTAAACTAAAGATTTTTCTTTGTCTATGTTTTCTACTTCAATATAGACTCCTTTTTTTAAGAAGTCTTTTATTGCAGTTTCTTTATCTGAATAGTTTAATTTATATATCATTTTATAGTGTTGTTAATTGTATACATTCAGTGTCACTTAATGCAGTTTTATAAAGTTGTGTTGAATTATTATAAGAAGTATTAGAAAGACTATAATAATCATCATCATTAAGTTGTAAAGAACTTAATGCGCTGCTAAATGTAAATGAACTTATTGAAGTTTGTGTTAATTTAACACCATTTAAAAATACTTTAAAAGTTCCATTAATATTATATGTTATTGCAGCTTTATTTCTACCTATTAAAAAAGCTTCATTTGAATAACTTAATTTTGATGAATTACTTGCTCTTACTATAAAATTAGCTTTGCTATTTTGTTGTGAAATATAAATTGCATTAACAGCTCCATCTCTTTGAATAGAAGCTGATATTTGATTATTTCTATCTCTAATATAAATATCTACAAATATAGTTCCTTCTGTTTGCCCTATTAAACTACTTATTCCTGATTTAGATATTACATCAGCGTTACGAGTTACTGAAGATGCAATAGTTGGAATATATGAAGTTGCATAAGCACCAACCTCAACTTGACCACCCCAAATAAAATGCGTTCCTACTCTATCATAAATAATAAATTGAACTGTGGCAACTGCAGTAACTGTAAAAGTTCTTGTTACTTTATGGCGATACCAACCATTTCCGTAATTTTCAATTGAATATACATCTGTACCTGCAGGAGTAGCACCACCAAATTGTAAAAAGTCTGTTGTTTGATTTTTAACAAAAATAGACGCTGTTACTTTTTGACCTGTAACTGCTGAAAATGAAAGTATTTGTTTTAATAAATAACCACCACTTGTAATCACTAAAGTATCTGCATTAGAAACTCCACTTGGGGAAGTAGTAGTGTTTGCGGTTATTGTAGCACTTATTTTCATCCAATCCGCATTATCGAATTGCTCTGAATATAAAATTAAATTCGTTCTCTGTGGCTCTACTAATAAACTCGGACAACTTCCGTTTGTGTAATCAATACGAGGTATATTTAAACGAGTTGTAGTAGGGAAATATTCTGTTAATATTGAACCTTGTTCTAATTGAGCACCCCAAATATAAACTCCACTTGTACCATTACCTAAATAAGATTGAACATTATTTGCAGTTCCTAATCCAAAACCACCATTACCTGCATTTGTTTGAGTTCTTGTAATAGAACATCTGTACCAACTATTACCTACACTTGTAATAGATGCAGTTAAACCACTTTGAATAGTTCCAAGAGTTCCATTTGAAATATTAAAATAACCTGTTAAACTACCTAAAACACCATCAAAAAAATATAACCATATCCAATCGCGACCATCTGCTTTAGCATAAACACTTAAAGTATTAGTACCTGCGGGAGTTGAACTTGCAGGTAAATTTAAATAATGTAATGTATTTGAAGAATTTTCTACTAATTTATCAGCAGTAACAATTCCAAATGGTGAAGCAATAACATTAGCAGTTACAGTTGCAGCATTTTTAACCCAACTTGCATTATCAAATTGTTCTGAATATTCAGCTAAATTTCTTGGAACTACTTCTACTAAACCTGCACTATTAATTCTTGTTGCTGTAGTAGCACGTACAACAGTCATATCACCACTTCCATCACTTGGTACAACTGAATATAATTTACTTTCTTTGTATGCGTTTGGCGTTACAACTAAACTCGCTTTATCTAATAAACTCATAATCTATCTAAATTTTCTAATGTTTGTAATAAACAAGATTGTGCTTCATAAATACCTGAATCTGTAGCTACTCTTGTTGTGAAATTAGTGTTTATAATACTTTCATTTCCTACTATTTCTGTTTCACCTGCATAGCTAACGTAATGCGAAGCACCCCACGAAATAGAATTGTTTGCAGCACCTTGACCCCATCCAATTATATTATTATTTGCACCTTGACCCCAATCAATATTATTTGCCATTTTGCTTTTCTAATTTGTTTAAAAAGATTTCTAATTTTTTTACATTAGTTTCTTTTGGTTTATATGTTTCTTTTATAGCCATCCTTTTTTTGATAATGTAACAATCCATTTTCTACAGCGTGTAAATGATTTTCATAATTTGTAACCCACTCTAAATTTTCAAGTCTATTATCTGTTTTTATACAATTAATATGGTTAACTTGTTTTTTGTTTTCAGCATTATCTATAAAAGATTTTGCAACTAACTGATGTACTAAATGATTCTTTTTAATTCCATCAATATTTAATGTGCATCTACAATATCCTTTTGGTGTTATCCAAAAAGGAATCAATTTTCCTTTATAGGTATATAAGTTTTTTTGTGTAGGAATTAAAGGATTTGTCCTTTCAATTTTTCTTGTTACACTTCTTACTCTACCTAAATTACTTACTTCATAATAGTCATTGTATCCACTTATTGACTTCCAAATTTCTGTTTGCATACGCTTTTTTATTTATGTTAATTATTAATATTTTCTTATAAAACCCAACTTACGAAGTTCACATCTTTATCAGGATATACATCTGCATTTGAATTTAGATTGTATTCAGGAAATAAAACTTGATTAAAAGTCATATAATCTATAAAACGATTAGTATAACTTTGTGCAGTATCACGTGCTTTTTCAATTAAGAAATCTATTTCTGATTTATCTACTACTGTACTGTTTTCAGAATTATGTTTGAATACACCTTTCTCGCTTATTTTAATAGAGGCATAAGGCAAGTATTCTACCATAGTCCAATGTATTACCATCATTTTAATATAATCGCTTAAAAGCGTTGTATAAGGTGATGCTAAATTACCTGCTACAATTCCATCGTTAATTTTATTGTATAATTTAGTTCCTAAATAGTTTTGTATATGCACTTGTTGTGCTTGAAAGATATATTGTGTATAACTATCAGGATCTACATTACCATTTATAATAGTATGTTTAACTAAATCGTTTGTCGTGATAAAAAGTGCCTTCGCCATTTGTTATTAATTATTTAGGTAAGAATCCTTGATTAGGCATATTAATTGGTTTTTGATATACTAATGGATTATTAGTTGGTAATATTTCACCTGCTTTTCTTGCTACTGCAGGAGTTATTTCTTCTGCATTAGGATTGTTTACATCAGCACGTTTTCTATAAGTTTCACGAGTCCAAAAATGGTGACACGCTCCACCGCCTTTATATAAAAAGACATCGTATGTATCCGAACCTTTCGGTCCCCAACCTGCATTAACAGCTGTTGAACTCATACGTTCTATATCTTCTTTACGATATAATTTATTAGCAGATAACATTTTCTTGCAGAATTGTCTACTATTATCTGATTCTGTACCACTATATCTGTAACGTGATTTAAATAACTCTCCATCTTGTTCGCTACTTGCATTAGGTATAGCAGTTCCTGTACTTACAAAGTTCCAAATCTTGCTTAATGTAGATTTTTTAGGATTGTTTAACGCTTCAAGTTCTTTATCTAATTCTGCTTCTGTATTATAATCAACTTCACGTGAATCAATTAATTCCCATTCGTTTAAATCAATTTCTTCTCCAAAAGAATCTAAATCAATTTCATCTAAATGCTTTGACATTTTAATCCCTGTTTCTTCTTCTGTAGTTTGTGAATCTAAACCTGCAGTATCAATGAATTCTAAAGGTTGTATTGTTTTAAAATATAATTTTAATGATATACTATTAACTGCTAATATTTCATCAATAGCATCGATTATTTCTAATTGGTATGGTTTAATAACTATGTTATCAAATAATAAAGTAGCAGTTTTAATTTCATCTGCATTGTTACCAAGTCCACCATCACCTGTACGTATTCCTAATAACATTGGTGAAGTAACCCTATGACCTACAATTAATTTATCAAAACATTCTTTACTTAAATATTCATAGTGTGCAGGTGCATCGTTTAATGGTAAATCTTCAACAGTAGTTTTAGATTCTGCATTAGCATTAAAAGCAATAATAACTTTTTCACCTCTTGCCCCTGTTAATTTACCCATTACATCACGCTTCATTTTATCACGCATTTCTTCAGAAGGAATACCATTATTGAAGTTAATTACCTTTGTACCACTAAATCCGTTTTGTACATCGTTAATCTGATAATCAGCTATATTTTCTTCTAATAAAGCATAAGGTAAAGAACCTGAATAATCTATTGGACTATAATAATCAAAGCCACTTACATAAGGTTTAATAACGTATATTTCAACTTCATTACCATTACCAAAACCAAAAGCAGGAATACGTTTTACATCTTCACTTGGTTTCTTTTTAGTCCAATCGTGATGATAGTACCACGCTTCTATTTGACCTTTATCGTTGCATTTTTCAGAACGTAAAGTTTGCATAGGAAAATGAAGTACTTGTTTAACTAAATTCTTTTCTTTTACTACTTGCATAGCAGCCATTCCTAATAACTTACGTTCTAAAGCTATTTTACGCAAATCTGAATCTTTTATAATAGATTTCATTTGTGCATATTCATTTGGCTTTTTGTTAGAATCTAAAGCATCTAAACCTTTTCCGTAAATCATATTAGCAATACCTGTAATAATTGCACCATTGGTAGCAGAATACAAATAACGATCTATTAAATATTGAAAGTAATTATTATCACTTCCGTATTCAATGTAACTATTCTTTTTATTTTCTTGTATTACAGGGCTTGTATAAGCACTTAAATTTACTATTGATATATTACTCATAAATTTTAAATTCGTTTGTTGTAACGTTTGCTACGTATTGATTTTGGTTTACTGTATATGTATCATTCGCTTGGTTTGTGCAAAAAATTATATCTTTATAAACTATATTAGAACCATTTTTAATAGTCAAATTGTAAAATGTATTTTCTTTTAAATCAAAAACAGTTGAAGTAGTTAAATAATAACTCGATAAAGCAAAAGAAGCTGTTATAGTAGTTTCTTCATTTGTAGTTTCGTTTCTTAAAACAATAGTATTAGCACTATATTCACGTGGAATAAATGTTAAACTTTGTGCTGTAGTTTGTTTCCTTAAAATTATCATAAACTATTTTTATATATTAATAATTTATATTCAAAATTGTTTTAAAACAAAAAAGGATGCTAAATAAATAGCACCCCTTTTAAAAAAAACAAACAATAATATTATGCTACAGTTCCTTCAACAATAGAAGCTAAAATGCTTGTAGTTAATGGTCCTGTTACAAAGTTTGCAGGTACAGGTTCCATTCCTTGAAATTCCAAAGAATATCCTGACATATCACCCATAGCAGCACCTGTAGAAATAGTAGAAGTAACTAAATCCATACCTTTAGTTAAACCTGCCATAAAATAATTTCCGTTGTTATCTTCAATAATAACTTGTGGTCTACCATAAGATAATAATTTCAATTGCTTGTGGTCTGCAATAGATAATTTTTTAATACTTAAAGTTAGTTTTTGGTCTACAAATGTAGTTCCATTTTCTCTTGATGAAGTAACAGTTTGTTCAAATGTTGAAGTCCCTTTTAATTCATATTTGTAACCAACAGGAGTACCACCTAAAGCAGTAATTACATCCTCTTGTCCTGACGTTGCAGAATACGTTACCGTTGTAGCATCACCCCAATTAATGAAGTATGCTGCTCTTAATCCACCGATGCTATTTTTGCATTGTTCGGCTCTTCCTAATGATATATCGCAAGGCATAGTTTTATTTTTTAAAAGTTAATAAAAAAGGGTAGGTATTTAATTTCCTACCCCTTATTTAAATTATACTAATTAGTATTAGTTAGCAGCGTTTGTGATTCCGTAAGTTACGATATCTTCAACGATAGCATATTGAACACCTGCAGTAAATCTCATAATGATTCTTACATTTTGTGATCCATCTAAATCTGCCATATCAATTACTTTAACTTCGTTTTGGTCAGATAATAAACCTGTTCCAAAGAATAAGTTAGATTTTTCAGAAGCAATCATAATGTTTGAAGCTAAACCATTAGCAACAAAGATTTTAACACCATCAAATGATAATGCACCATTGTTGTACCAAGAAGTACCTTCATTGTTAGTACCATTAGCACCTAAACCTGAAGCTCCAAAACCACCTAATGCTCTAACATAAGCACGAGCTACGTTTTGAGAAACATAGATATATAAATCTTCTTTTCCGTAAAGTTTAGCAGGAATTGCATCTACAACTTTTCCAAGTTCAGCAATTACGTTTGCAGCAGTTACAGTAGTTCCTGCAACCTCTTGTGCAGCAGGTAAACCTGCATCAACAGTTAATAAAGCAGTAAATCCGTTGAATTCACCTGCATTAGCTGTAGCACCTCTCCAAATGTTTTGTTCAACTTTTTCAGCAACTTTAGCAGAAACGTGAGCAATTAAGAAGTCAGCAAAAGAAGTAGGTAAAGAATCAAATGAAGAGAACCCCATTTCAATTCCTTGCCAAGTGCTGTGAAAATCTTTTTTACAAAGTTGTAAATTTACTTGGAATTCTTCTGCCAATAAAACTTTTTCAGTTAAAGTAACTGTAGAAGTTGCATCGAAATCACAAGTTGCATCTTTAACGATTGCATCAGTAGCAATTTTTTGGATAACAGATTTGAATTTAACGTTTGGCATTACTTCAATTCCACCATTTGCAATAGTAGAACCTGATAATAATGCAGCAGAAATATATTTTCCTGCGAACTCACCTGCGTAAGTTGTTGTAATACTTGTAGTAGTAGCCATATTATATTAATTAAAAAGTTTAGCCATAACTCTATCTTGTGTAGTCATTGGGCGATTAGGTGATAATTTATTTAGTTTAACTTCGTTTTTAACTTCAGGTGAGTGTGTTAATGGTTCAACAACTACATCTGAACTTAATTCTTCTTTAACAACTTCTTTAGCCAATTTTAATTCAGCAATTTCAGTTCTTAATTTTTCAATTTCTGCAAAAAACATTTCTTTAGAAACTGATTCAACAATTCTTTTTGGAGTAGCTGTTTCCGCTTGTGCTTCAACCTCAACTTCTACTTCAGCTTCAGGTGCTTTAGGCTCTTCTGCCATTGGCTCTTTAATTTCAGCAATAACACCTTCAACGGCTACTACTAAAATCATACCATCTTCTAATTCGTATTCTCCAACAGGTACAGGAATTCTTTCCTCACCATTAACAATAAAAACAGCGTTATCCATTTCAAAAGCATCAGCTTCTAAAACAGTAACACCATCCATTAGTTTCATTTGAGCAAGATTTACATCCATACCCAAAAGAGTTTTAATTTCATTGATTACATTCATATTAATAAGTATTTATTAGTTAAATTATTATTATTTAGTTTTGTTATAAATTAGCCATTAGAACGAACAATAATTCTTTGTTCATTTACATTTACAACTGAACTTGATTGTTGTCCTACTGTAGCACCTACACCTTGTTCTTGCAGTTCGCCTTGACAACATTCTGAACTATACTTTCCGTCTTTACAAAGACATCCTCTTTTTCCACCTTTTGGTGAACTTGTTTTATTTCCCATAATTTTATATTTAATCGTTAATAAATAATTTTCCAATTCCTTCAAGTTGTTTAACAACATTGTCATTATTATCATAGTGAGTTTGTATTTTTAAACTTTTGATTTTATTAATTTTATTTGTATTGCTTCCTGTTGCATAAACTCTATTTAAAGGTATTCCTAATTCTTTAGCTTTATTTAACATTCCACTTTTCAAATGCCTTGCAGAAATAATATATAAATCGTTATTTTCTGATATTAGTTTTTTTGCTAATTCTGTACCCTTTGCAGTTGAAAGTGTAGAATCATAATCAAATGATATTTTCGCTAATTGAACTTTTTTTTTTCATCATTTAAAATGATGTTTTTAATTTGTTCTAATAACTCTAATTCTTTTTCTTGTTGCAAAGACATTTCTAATTTGTCACTGAAATATCCTTCTATTGAAAATCCTTTAACTTTTCCTGTTTTAACAAAGTCATTCCAAATAGCATCATTGTTTACTTTCATAGAAACCATCCAAGTACCTACAGGTGCATCTAAACCATACTTTTTAGATTTATCCATTTCAGTATCTTCAACAATCCAAGATTCAACTATAGATAGATCTTTTAATTCTTTTTCGTGTTCTAATGTAGCGTTGTTTTGATTTGAATTCATTAAAAACAATTCACTTGCTTTACGTACTGTTTCATCTGAAAAGAAAATATAATATTCATCATTACCATTTCTTCTATAAATGTGCTTATTAGGAATTAAAGCAGCACCCATTAAAATACGTTTTTCATCATCAACTTTAGCCAATGCTAATTGTTTATTTAATGAAACAAAGTTAGATTCTATTGCAGGAAATTCAACTATTGAAACTGCATCAACTCCTGAAAGTTGTTCGTTTTCGTCTATTATTAGTTCTATTATCTTCATATTATTAAAATAAATTAAATTTTGTTTTGTTTTAATTACTATAAACTTGCACCTTTTATAATATTTCTGTCTAATGCTTGTGCAGTTGTTACATCGTTTGATACTACATATGCTTGTACAGGTGTGTTTTGTTGGTTACCTATTGTTTGTGCTAATTGACTTGTTGAACTTGCACCTACAACACTAAAATTAGGAGCAGTCATTGTAGGAGTAGAAGGAACAGATCCGCCTCCACCTCCACCATCAGGTGTTTGAACAGATAATATTGCTTGTACATTTTTCAAACCACCTGCAATAGCTAAACCTGCTTGTATAAATGGATATGCAGGACCAAGTATAGATATTGGATTTGCTTGTGCATTTTTAAATGCTGATGTTGCAGCTGCATATGTATCAATAGTTGCACTTGCTACTGCTGCTGCTTTACCTGCTGCTGTATTCTTACCAACTAAAGCACTAATATTACTTAATAAAGCAGATCCTCGTTGCATTTGTTCCATTTTGGCTTTTGTTTCTTCTTCACCAATTTGTTTACGTGCTTTTGCTAAATTTTTTATCTTTTCATTATATTCTTTTTCAGTTAATATTTTTTTATCAAATTGTTCTTGTAATAATAATTGTTCAGCATCAATAGCTTCTAAACGAATAGCATCTGTTAATTCTTTGTCCGCAATAATTTTTTCTAATTCAGCAGATTTTTTTAAAGAAGCATCTTTTGCATTTTTATCATCTAATTCTGCTTGTTTACGTTTATATTCTTCTTGATAAAAAAGTAATAATCTATTTTTTTCTTTTTCCGTTTTAGCTGTCGATTCAATTACTTTTAATTGTCTTGACATTTCTAAATCTAACTTTTTTTGATCTGTATTTGCAGCAGCATCTTCAGCTCTTGTTTTATAAGATTGTTCTAATGCTTCAACAGCTTTTTTATGTTCTTCAATAGATTTTTTTTCTTCTTTATTTATTTCATCATTATACTTTTTTCTATCTGCTTTATTTAATAAATGGTCATTAGCAACTAAATCTCTACGTTCCTTAAAACTTAAACCTTCTTTTTTTAATTTTTCATCTAATAATTGTTTATCTGCTTCATAAGCTGTTTTAGCAGCTTCTTTTTTTGTATCTGCTAATTCTTTTGCATCTGCTACTTCTTGTCTATTAAGCATTTTCTTTTGCTTATTTAACTTTATGCCTGTCATAGCATTTTCAGTTTCAGCTTCGTTTAATGCAATAGTAAGTTCACGTAATTGTACTTTTGCTTTTTTTTCTTCTTCACCACCTAATGCTTTTGCTCTTGCTTGTGCAATTTTTAAATCTTCGGCTGCAATACGTACTTTTTCTTTACTTGATGCGTTTTCAGCTTTAGTTACTTCTTCTAATGCTTTCTTTTTATCTTTTAATGATGCAGTTTCATCTGTTAAAGTTTCACGTGATTTAACAAGTAATTTATTAGTTTCTGATTGTGTTACAGCTTGTAATTTTCTTGCTTTATCATTTGCTTGTTGTTGCTTTTCTAAATTATATATAGCTTTTGCAGTAGTTCCATCAATAGCATTTCCAAGTTGTTTATATGATTCAGTAGCTTCTTTATTAGCCTTTTTCATAGATTCAGCAGCACCTTTAAAATCTAAAGTAATAAATTTATAAGCTGCAGTAGCTACATCAATTAATGCTCTACCAAGTCCAAACATAGCATCTTTAACTTGTACTCCAATAGCAGATAAAGTAGCAAATATTGCTTTTAATTCTTTACCACCTGCAACTGAACTTTGAAAAGATTCATATAAAAATTTTAATGTTAAAACAACTCCTGCAAGAATAGCCCCAAAAGGATTGGCAACCATTTCCCACATTTTAACTAATAAACCATTAGCACCTTTAACAGCACCTCCAAAAGCAGGATTTAATTTAGATATTCCATCACCAATAGAATTAATGAATTCTGCAGGCTTACCACCTGACATACTTTCTGATAATGCTTTTGATTCTGTAGTAGCATCTTTTAAACCTGATTTTAGTTTACCTATATTTTGAGTCGCCCCATCAATATTTGTTTTAACCTGTAACTCTACTATTTTAACATCAGCCATTTTAATTCTCTTTTAAATTGTTTATACGATTGTTTGAAATTTCTTTTTATTTTATATTTTCCTTTTGCTATTTCTATTACTTCACTTTGTGCATAATGCTCATTAATAGATAATAATTGTATAATGTTATTTATCATAATTCATTTAATAATTCAAGGTTACTTTTACCTGTTGTTAAATTGGTTGTTATTTTATTAATAATAAATAATCTATCATTAATTTTCATTCTATCATTTAGTTTAAAATTTAATAAAACTGATAATGGTAAATAAGCTGTTAAAATAGTCAGTCTATTTTTAGGATTAAAAGCGTGCATTATGTAATCTTTATAATACAAATCAAATAAAGTGCCTGTAAAGTTATTTGTTGCAGTCCATTCGTTTAATTCAGCTTTAAAATTAATATTATGTGTGCTTGTTGCAGAAACTAAACTTCTACTATTAGAAGGCAAAACATAAGATGTAATTGCTTGATGTGTTGTATCAGTAGTCTTAAATGAAAAACTAACTCCTGTTTTTAATATAGGATAAAACAATAAAGGTTTACAAAGTGCAGATTCATAATTACCTGTTGCTGAATTATAATTATCTGTTGCAGAATATCCCCATTGTATATCTTTTAAAACACTACCATTTAAATCGTAAATTCTTTCATATTTAAAATGTGAAAATGGTAAAGTTACTTTATAAATTTCACCATCTATTTCAGGTGATTCATTATATAATTCTTTACCCCATTCATAGTTAAATTGCTGATTGTGTTTTAATGCTAATAGTTCTTTAGTATCTTCATATCCAAATTCTATTTGTTTATAAGGTAACGCTACATTAACAGCTTTTGTATCAATGCTTATGTATTTTGTAATATCATAAACATTAGAAGTTGCATAAAAATCATTTAATGTTTTAACTACTACAATACCGTTTTCTAAATATGCAGTTAGATTAAACATTTTAAATATACCTGTTAAAAAGTCTATTACTTTTATTTCAGGTACTTGTTGAGCAATATCAAAAACAAAATTATTATTTGTATTAAAACTTCCTGTATTATAATTATCATAAACAATACTGCTTGGATTATCAGGGTAATCATAACGTGGTAAATCTAATGATAATGAAATACTAATTATAACTTGACTTTGAATATAAAAAGTGTATTGTGCTACATCAAAAAGACCTAAATCAAGAGTTTGATTTCCATTTAAAGTATTACTTTGATAAAATAATTCTCCATTTCTATATGCACTAATTTTATAATCGCTTGTTGATGCAGTTATAGTATTTAAAATTACATTACCTGCATTTGTAGTTTCATTTACAACTAAATTACTATTGCTTGAAAAATAACTAATTACTCCTGTACCACTCCAAGTGTTTATAATTACAGGCGGTTTAATTGCACTATCAGCACCTTGAACATCACCTTTAGCACGATGTAACCACATAAATAAATTATAGTAGTCTAAATTAGAACTACTAAAAAAGTCTGTACTAAATGTTAAACCATATTTAGTTGCAATAGCTTGTATAATATTATTTAAACGAATAGCGTACTTTAAATCACTCCATAACAATCCGTGATGATGTCCGCTACCTGTATCATAGTGTAAATTTCTTTCATCGTTTGCGTGTCCTGAACTACTATCAAAATAATATCTATTTGTGTGTGATATAAATGGAACTACTACATCGTTTGTTGCGGGATCTAATTGAAATTTAGAAAGTACATTACTTGCGTTATAAACTTGATTGTATGCAGATAAATCTAAAGCATTCAGTTTATCTTCACCTATTAAGTCTTTTAAATTAACAGTATTTCCAAAGTATGTAATTCTATAGGCATAAGGTTTATTGTCCTTTAAATCGACCCCTTCGAGTTTTACCTTACCACTATTAAAACGAACTGCATTGATTTCTATATAAGCATTGATTTTTATACGTGCATCAAAACCATTATCAATATCGTAATTATAATAGTGTTTAAATAATCTATTGTTTTCTGCTGTTGCAGGTATTGTAAACGTTTTAGAAAAGTCTGTAAATATTTTAGATATATCCTTTACATCCTGTATTACTTGCGTAATAGAAATTGATTCATCAGCAAATAAATCTGTTCGTTGATATTTACTCGCAAAGTTTTGTGTACCACCTAAACCAAGTAAAGTAGTATTTAAACAATTATAATTTTCAAATGTTCCACCATTTGCTTTTACTCTTGTAATAAATTTATTTTCAAGATCTTGTGTAGTATCTATATATTGGTTGCTTTCTAAATATAAAGCTAAATTTAAAATCATAGTACATCGTTTAGTGAGTTGTAAGCGTATTCAAAATCTAATTCATAATTAATTAACTTGTCTTTTAAAACGTGTTTTAATTCTAAACTTTCTGTTTTTATTTTAACAGGTTTTCTATCCAATAAAATAGTTTCAGATAAAAGTAATTCAGTAAGTAAATCTTTATAGTTTTCTTCTACAAATCCTGTGTTAATTTTTATTGATTTAGTTGCCGAGTGATTAAAAGATTTTACTTGACCTCGTAATGTATTATAATTAACTGCTTCAGGTGATAGTTTATAACTTTCTTTTTTAACTTGTACACTATTTGTTTGTGCTTTGTATAGCGTTAATGTTTGCCATCCACCAAAAGAGTTTACAAAGTCACACAATACAGGCGTGTATTTACATTCTTCAATAGGGTATGTATAAATGTTATTAAAAGTTGTAGCTATTCCTGTATTATCTACTAAATAACTTAAACTAATATTAGCACCTTTAATGAAGTTGTTATCTACTTTAGCTAATGTAATAGGCACTTTAAACAAATAAATACCTGTATATCCATCAAAGTAAGCAGGTGCAGAATATCCACCGCTTAATCTATTATAAGTAATTGTTAATTGGTCATTAAAATCAGTAAAGTCTACTAATACATTTAAGTATTGAATTGTATCAGGTGAATAAGAAGTTTTAATCTGATAATTATTTTGAATAGCAGGATTAAATAACAACTCAATATTTTTTTCTGTTGGTACTTGTAAGCCATCCATATAATCTGAATAGCCATTAACACCTACATAATAAATTGTATCTAATAAAGTATATGTTCCTGCATTATTCCAATAACGTTTTACTTTGAATCTTGCATAGTTATTATTAGCTTCATTATTAGCAGGATAATTAACATAAGTAGGTGCAATATTTTCTATGTATTCTTTTACAAAGTTTGAAACATTATAATCTGTTAATCTTTGATTTGATGTTGGAATAGGTTTACTTAATGTATATGTTGGAACTGTTGGTTCAGTATCACCATTACGCCATATAAATAATTCTATCTTACTGCCTATTTGTGTAGATTCATTTACTTGAATCATAAATGGACTTCTAACTTTTACTACTTTCATTTTATATCTTTTAAATTGTAATCTATAATTGTATCTATATCTTGCCCAAATGATTTTATTAAATCTATATCTATGTATTTTTTATATCCTGCTTCAAATGGTTTAGTAAAGAATAAACTTGGTTTAATTCCTTTGTTAAATATTGCTCTTGTAATTAAGTAAGCCGTTGATTCATAACTTAAGAATCTACCTTTACTACCTTCTTCTTTGCTTCTGAATTGAAATCCTTTTTGTCTAACCCACTTTTGAATTCCTTTTGTTAAACCACCTTTTGCACCTGTACCACTACCGAATTGATAAGGGCTATTTGGTGCTTTTGTTGAACTTGTTTTACCTTTAACACCTAAATCTACAAACGTTCCGTAATCATTCATTTGAAAGCCTACAACAGTAAAATTATCTTCTGTTAAAACTTCACCTTTAATACTATTTGCTAATGAACTTGTATTATTATGACCTGTACGTTTTAAATTATCCTTTGCTTCTTTGATTACATAATCACGAAACATTTGAATAGTTTTATTTACTTTTTCAAGTTTTAACATTTTGTCATTGAATTTTGAATAGCAATATCAAATGTAACAGTAACACCCGCTATTTTATTTTCAAATCTTTCTGTAAAGAATTCTATATTAGCAGATCCATTTACTAATTCATAATCTTCTGCTAAAGCACCACGATATAATACTTCTAAAAATCTATTTGCTACAGCTAATTGTGTGTTTAATACATCTTGTTCGTTATCATTACCCAAGAATATATCTGTTGTTTTAGACTTCGATTCATCTACAATATCCATACATAATATAGATATATTATAATTTAATACAGGTCCTGCATACGTTACTGTATTAATAATAATATGGCTTAATGGAAATATAGTTTGCTTGTTTAAATCAACTTTAAATATATCACCTGTAGTTACTGTATTAACAAATAAATCTTCTTGAAGTTTATTCTTAATCACTTGTGTTATTTCGTAAAATGTACTCATTATCTTTTTTTAATTAAATCTGCTTCTATTTTATTTTTTTGTTTTTCAAATGTAAGAAACGTTAAACATTGGTTAATTGGTAATTCGGTAACTCTATCAAATCTTGTAACATCTCCTTGAGCGATAGCATAGATTGAAGAGTACCATCCCCACCTTTTCCCGAATTGTGCTGTTGCAGAATAGTCTGCATCTCCTTGTTGTTCTCCAAATAAGTCATCGTACTTTTCAATAATTCGTTGCCTAAACTGTAAAAAAAAACATTAGCACCAAATACAACATCTAAAGGTGCGTGTTTCATTACATCGCAATAAGTTATACTACCATTGTATTTTTCTATTTCATAAGTACCATTTAAACCTTTCTTTGTAATTGGTCTATACAATACTGCCATAGCTTTGTGCATATTATCCCAATCACCAATGTATGAATCTAAATCTGTATATTCTCCAAAAGTCATTTCTTCTAATTCAGGTATAAATCCAAACTCAACACCTGCAAGTTTAAATCTATTTATAAACTTATGTGAAGTAACATTAAACATTTTACCAAGTGATGCAGTTATTTCTAAAACATCTTTGTATCTAATTTCTGCTACATTCTTTAGATCTATATTGCAAAACGTTTGAACCATTTTCTGATTCATAAATTCAGCATCATCATTATCTTTTGCTATTTTTAAGAACGCTTGATATTGTGCTAACTTAATTTCTTTTAATTCTGTTGGTATGCTAATTTCTAATTTCATATTATTGTTTTTTATATTAATAACTATTTTGTGAAATTGTATTAAAGCAAATAGCGAAGCTATTAAAAATAAAAAAGACCTACATTTCTGTAAGTCTTAATTATTAATTCCAATCCGCCTTGCTCCCTGTAATTTTGGGCGGGATTTTTTATTTATCAGGGTCTTGAATTAATCTTCTATTTGTTGTATTGCTAAATCTAATATATCATTGATTTGTTTTTGTGATAGTATTTCCCAAACATCAACACCTTGTATTAATATTTCATCATCTTCAATACAGCTTCCTGTGTTATCATATGAATCACCTTTTAAATAGAATCCTTTTACTTCAAATTCTATATCACAATAATTAACTGTTACGTTCACTTTTTTCATTTTATTATTTGTTTTTTAAATTGTTCAAACCATTCTTCTTTTGTATCAATATTAGAATTTACTAAATCATAATGAAAACAATAAAGTATTGTCATAACTTCTTCATCATTATGCATTATTTTTGCTTGTGCTCTTGCACCATCAACATATCCATTCAAATATAAACCTTCTTTTATTTCTTCAAAATTTTTATCTACTGTTTTTAAATTCATTTTTGTTTGTTTTAAATTATATGCAAATATAACAAATATGTATTAAATATGTTACAATTAACAAATATTTAACTTTTCAAATGTTCAGCTGCTACCTTATACATCTGTTGCATCTTTTTAATTTCACCTATATTTCTTGGTAAGTTAATTGCTACTTCTTTACCTGTAGTATGGTGTATATAACATTGTATTGCTGCTATTATTTGTCCGTAGGTCATTAGTAAATAAAGTAATTACCTTTGTTAGGATTCTCTAATTGGCTTGTTATAGCGTAACGCATAGCATCTATTGCGTGATTATAAGAATCAATAGGCTTATTCATTTTAACACCTGTTTTATCTGTTTGCCAAATGTAGTTGTTAAGTTCGTTTATTAAGTTCTTGCTTCTTGATGTTACGTATATTTTATTTTGGTTTATTAAATTAATACCATATACAATACTATCTCTACCTTTTGATACAGGTAAAACATTATGACCATAAGTATTTAGTTCAGCTATTGATTTAGGTTCTGCACTATCAGCGTGAATAATATCATTAACATTATTTGCTTTTAGCAGGTTAGATATTTCACTGTTTAATAAACCCTTCTTATAAATTATTTCATCAAATATATATGCATCGTTGTATTTATACATAGCTACTAAACTTGTTGGATCGTTACTATATCCAAAGTCCATTCCATAACACAATATCCTTGCTTCTGTTGGTAGGTTTATTTCATTCCAATCAGTTATACATACACCTTCTAAACTACCTGTTTGACCAAGTCCATATACTTGCCACCAATTAGCCCAATAAGAAGATGTTTCTGCTTTTGTTTTAGCTGATTCTATTTCTTTTACTATTGTATCACTTAAAGCTTCATTATCTAAATAGGTTAATGTAATAAAGTCTACATTGTCTTGTGTTAGTATTTCCCTATCTACCCAAAAAGAAGCTGCAGGATTGTAGTCTAACCATATATCACCTGAAGTACGAATAGCCATTTGGTAATAAGAATCGAAGTCTATATTATTACATTCGTTTACGTATAATATATTTCTTCTTGCACCACGTAATTTATCAGGTTGATCTACACTAAAGAACTCAATGTAACTACCATTTGCAAATGTATATTTTAAAGTAGACTTATTAAAGTTTGCATCTGTATACCTACCAAGTGCCATTATAATCTTTAAGAAGTCTTTTAATGCACCCCTGCGTAAATGTGGTATTGATTCTGATACTACACTAATTTCAAGCATTGGTTCTTTTATTGCTTTGTCAATTAGCAAAGGTAGTATACCAAAAGTTTTACCTGCTGATGTACCACCTCTAATAACTTTAATACGTTGCTTTAAACGCAATAACTTTTTAATTGCAGTAGTAAGTATAAATTCCATATAATAATGGTTTAAATGATATCTAAATCATCTATGTTAAATATAGGCTGTTCATTAGTTACAGTTATATCTTTTGTTTCACGTGGCTTACCTGCATAATAATTATAGAATAGTTGAGTAAATTTAAAGTCACCTTTTTCTAAACCTTTTTCTAATGCCATAAATGCTAATGGTTCTAATGCGCCTAACTTTTCAATTAGTTGTACTTCTTCTGCTTTAGATTTTCTACCTGCATTTTCTCTTTTGCCACCATAGTTACTTTTATTTTCCATCTTGAAATAATTTGATTATTCAATTTAATAATAAATAAAAACTATTATTGTTTAAAGATTAACTTGTATTTTTAAAGTTGCACAGCTTAATTTATGTTTACCATTATCTTGATTACAATATTCGCATACTTCCCAATAGTAATCACATTGATAACTTGTAACGTTTGGTTCTTTTACAAAGTATGATTGTCTATACTCTGATGGTTCTGCTTTATATCTGTAGCAAGTATTGCTTAATTCGCAATAGTTGCCATTACACATTGTTATATCTGCCATAGTTGTTTAAAGTTTTAAATTAATTACTTTTAATTTCTTAAATAATTCTATAAATTCTTTATCATCTATTTTATTATTAGGTTTATTATCCCAATACATATCACAATTATCTGCATCTTCTTCACGATTGAATAAACCATAAGATTGATAATGTTCTGATGCAGGTGCTGTATATCTATAACACGTTTCTTTTGATGGGCAAAGAGTATCTTCGCATTTAGTTATATCTGCCATAGTTATTTGTTTTTAAATAGTTTAAACCATTCATCACATTTTTCTTGTTTAAAGTTTACTTGTAAATAATCTCTAAATCCTAAAGAATATGCGTCTTTAAATGCTTCTTTTAAATCTTCCTCGCTATAGCTTCTTTCTTGTTGCCATTTAGCACCTGCTATAAATGATTCATAATCACCAAAAGCATTAATAGTATTCAAATTATAATTTTCAGCTGCTTCTTCAAGTGTTTCTTGTTTCATAATCTTATTTGTTTTTAAGTTGTTTTTTATATTCCTTCCATTTTCTATTTGCTAAATCAGTAGCATTTTCCAATTCTGTAAAGTATTTAAATCCATACTCAGTTTTATTAATTGCAAAATAACCATCTAAGAAAGCTCCTATATAATCTCTCTTTATCATAATATTATCTTTTATAAAGTTTTGCTAATTCTTTTGTTACCTCTTGCCAATGTTCTGTCTGTTGCATCTTACCTGAACATACTATTCTGTTATATTCTTTAGTATATTTATTATAAAGTATTACTGCTCTCTCGTATGGTGTTATTTGTTGTATTGTTGGTGTTGTCATAATTTTTCTATTTCTTGTTTAACTTCTTGCCAATATTTTATTTCTTCGTCTTGATATTTACATCCTAACCATTCTATAGAATTATTAATTATCTCATTTACTGCTATTAATGCACATTCTTTAGGTATAAACCATTCTAATTGAAAAAGTTCTTTTTTTAATTCTTTAATATTTTTTAAATTTAAATATTCAATATCCCATCTTTTATAAGTTGAAATATATTTTTTAATTAATTCTTCTGATTTTTGTTTTGCTGTCATAACTTTTATATTTTTTGTTTAAATACTTTTATACAATAATCAGGTATATAATATCCAAAAACATAACCACAATCAAATTTCTCACGATATTCACCATATTCAATTGTATGTTCTATACCTCCCTCTGTAAGAACTACATCACCTATATACAAATCATTACCTTCTCTATCTTTTCCTATTGCTATCATTCTACTATAGATTTAATTATTAATACTATTGCTAATGCTATTATAAATGATGATATAATTGCAAATGTTTCTACTACTATTTTTTCTTGTTTTGGTGTCATAGTTTTATATTGTTATTCATTTTATAAAATGCTTCTAATCTATCTTGTATTAAATCAAATTGTATTGTTCCTTTAGTGTTATTCATTAGATTGTTTAAGTCATCTATTATTTTGTATTCGTGTCTTGGTCTTTCTATTTGTTCTTTAAGCTCTTTTTTTAGTTTATCGTTTTCAAATGTTAATTTATAAAGCTGTTGTTTTACTTTTTCTATTTCAGATAGTTCTTTTAATTCTTCTTCATTATCTATTGTAAAGTAACTTAATATTGTTCTTTTAAACTTCTTTAGTTCAGGATTGTATTCTTCATACATCTTATAATTCTTT